CCTTCAGCGACATCAATCCATACCTCAAATAAGCCAGCAGCTTTGGCAGCTTCATAACGCATATTACCGCCAAGAATTACCATATTCTCGTCCACTACAATAGGTCGTTTTTCCATCATTTCAGGAAACTCCTTGATTGATTTTACCAGCTTCTTAAACTTGCTGTCTTTAATATAACGCGGGTTGGTTTCGTTTGTCTTTAGCGTAGCCACATTTACTTTTTGCTTCATATCTAATCGTAAAATTTCAGTTTCTCTATTTGCCATTTTTCGCCCAACGCATTTAGGGCATCTTTTAGATTTACATTTTTCACAATCCATTGTCCTTTGTGGTAAACTTCATACACGGTACATTGTTCAGCCGGCACATCTACGCTATCGTCATTCCATAAATGCGTGCAATAAAACACAACTGCTTTTTCAGTACCCCAGTTGTCGCAAATGCGTTCAAGCAACAACCGCTGACCTTTAGGAATACGCGCACCTTGTCGTTTTATTTCAATCAGTATTAACGCATCATTGTCAAACTCAAGAACTGCGTCTATATCGCTGGGGTGTATAGCACCATTTTGCAGTCCCGTAAAATCCAAGCCTTGTTTAGCTTGGTTGCTGTTTCGAATAAGGCTAATCTTGTGGTTCAACATACCATACTATTTGCACACCAAAAACAAAAAAGAAAAATTGCAGCATGCGCTGGTCATCTTCTATTTCAAAATCTTCTATGCGCCCATCAACATACTGTATTCCAGCTACAATACCGTGAATTTGAAAAAATTGAAAATTAAACATCTTATTTATTTTCAGTAAAATTAAAGTTTTATTCAATGCTAAAAAGGCACGTCATCGTTTTTTATGGTTGGGTTATAAGTACTTACAATTTCAATAGACTTATATACCCCGCCATTCCTAAAGTCAGGCGCAATTTTAAAACTACCAAGCTGACCGTTTTCTTTACGCTTTACTTTCTCTACGTATATCTCAACTTCATCGCTTCCGAATGTGGTGCGCTGACCCACGTGGCGGTAACAAATAAGACCATTGTACGCCTTGTTGTAAAAATCAGAACTGCCTGAAATATCATAAAGGTTAGCCTTGCGAAATACACCGTTAAGGCTTTCCAATTTACGTGGGTGCGCCACTAAGAATAAATGCGTATTGGTCTGCTGGCAAAACTGCGTAATTTCTGAAAGCATTACACCCACATAGCTATGGTCTTTTTGCGCGCTGTGGTCGAGCATATTCCATGGGTCAATCACCAAAATGTTCACGCCCTTTTGAAATACCAAATCCCTAAAGTGGTTAAGTATATTCTTTAGCGTTAGGTTTTCAAGGTCAATCTTAACCCAGTAGAAATGTTCCTCAATAAAGTCTTTTGTTTTGTTAAGCTGCTCGTTCGTACAGTTACGCTCGTTTAGCTTGTTGGCTATACGCTTGATATGACCTTCGTATGGAAAAGATTCAGGCGCAAACATAGCCGAACGAAAGCCGTAGCGCATCGCAAGGTTTACGCATATTTGGTCAATAATATCAGACTTTCCCGAATTAGGAATACCTGTTACCACCGTCCATTCTCCAAAAGCTATCTTGAAAAACTCATTGCTGTCGGCAAGGTCAATCGTATAGTTTACTACGCCATTTTCGTTGTAGTTAAGTACATTATCCCATATATCAGAAACGTTTAGCACGCCCTCTAATGGAAACGTCTTGGCTGCTTTTAATGCGCTGCGCACTTCCGAAGCACCTACCTGAACCAGTACCTCATTGGCATCTTTATACTCGCCCCAATCAACGTATTTGCAACGGTACGTTCCAAGCCTACGTGCTAACTCTTTTCTAAGAGCAAGCCCAGCATTATCGTTGTCGGTGCAAAGTATTATTTCTGTTTTGTCTTCAAAATACTTCCAACAGTTGTCAAGGTATTCAAGGCGTTGGTTTCCTTTACTCGCACCATTGGGTACAGAACACACGTTGTATATACCAGCTTCGTGCAAACTTAGCGCGTCCATTTCGCCTTCAACAATAAAAACCTGTTCTAATGTTTTGATATTATCCAGCCCATAAAACACCAGTTCCGCACCGCTGACCATCTTAAAATTCTTTTCAGCATCACGGTATTTAACATTTATTAGCTGACCCTCGCGGTAGTAATTAAAATTTATCGTGTTGCGCTTTTGCCCAACCTGTGGCATAAATTCTTGGCTTTCGCCTACCTTCCAATGGGCAAGGGTAACTTTGCTTATACCGCGCTTTTCAAACCAACCAATGATTTTATCCGATAGGTTTATTTCAACCTCAACGGGTTTTATGTATTCTTTTTTCTCTTTGAATAATACAGAACCACCCCAGCCACAGTTATGGCAATTATAAACGCCTTTGTCAATATTTACGCTAAGTGGTTTGTCTTGTTTGTTTCTGCGCGTTGCGCTGCACTGTGGGCATTTTGTTTTTACCTCGCCATTATTGCGGTTGCCAAGGTGTATCCCTAATTCTAATAGTTCGTTTGCGTACATTTTGTTTGGTTTGCTGCCTAAATTAAAAATTTATTTTCATAAAAATCTATTTTTGAAAGTTTTTTTTTAATCGCTCTAAATAAAGCACCGCGTCCATTAATTCTTCTTGAGCGTGATTAAGCCATTCTAACGTACTTAAATCTTCTCGGGCTAAGGAAGTACCATATTTTTCTAAACCTACGTTAGAACGCTTTAAAAACGCCTCTACGACTGTTTTAACTATTGGGTCTTTAGCTGTGTTTTCCATTTAGGTAATTTTTAATGGTTAGTATATCTTGTTTTGAATATCCGTTATTGTGCATGAGCAGAAACTCATTGATTGTTTTGCCGTATGCATTTACAAGCTGCACTTCTTGTTTGCCTTCGGGCGTTGTAACTAAATTCCAGTTACCCTTAATGCGCTTCATTGGTTCAGGCTTTTCTTCGCCGTGTAGTGAATTGTACTTGGCAAGTATCTTATCCAGCTTACGTTCGCCGTTTTTAGAAACCACAAGTGCCGGTAGGCTAAGTACATTGGCTGACCAAAATTCATCTTTGCGCGCCCAACGAATTGCTTTATAGCTTTCAGCAAGGTTGTAATGCTTTTCAATGAACTGTAAAGTCTTTAGCCATTTTTGTTTTTGTGGTTTCGTTTTAGGTAGTGTTTTTTCGCCCTTAAATAATTCCAAAAAATAATCGAACGCTTTTACGACTTCAGGCGTAAAATGCACCGTTTTGATTTTATTAGCATTAGTTATTTGTTTATTATTGTTTATATATATACTACTGTCTATATCGTTTGTATATATACTACTGTTTATATATATACTATTCTTTAAACTTTTCTTTAAGGGGGTATTAAAGTTTTCTTTAAGGGGTATTAAACATATCTTTAATACCCTCTGCTCAATTTCTTTGCTGTCTTTTTTGTAGGTAAATTCAATGCTTAGGTAGCCCATTTTGGCAAGCTGGTTTACCCATTTTGAAATGCTAATTGTGCTAACGTTGTACAACTGGGCGAAGTATTTATTGCTTGCTGTGCAGTTGCCTTGCTTGTCAGCTAAGGCGGTTATTTCGCCATAAAGTAATTTTGCATTTGGGGTTAGGGCGGTATCGTACCGCACCTCTGCGGGTATCACCGCGAAGTAGTTTGGTCGTTCCATTATGTTTGCTGGTATTATTTAATCAAGTCTTCAATTCGCTCGCTAAATTCTTTTAATTCTGTGAAAAATAAAAGAAACTGCTCTAATTGAATATCATTTTCGCCGTAAGCCTTAAATAAAATTTCAATCAATAGGTCGTACTCAACCTCAGTTAGCTGACCCATATAGTAGAAATTCTGAACCAATGTAATACGCTTTGGCGTTCGCTTTACCTTTTGGTTTATTTCGTCAAAATAGATATGAAAATAGCGAATCATTATAAGGCGTTTTTAAAGTATTGGTCAATGACCAGCTTGCAGTCATCAAAATTATTAAGCCATATACTGTACCAGTTCGCATTTTCAAGCGATTTAAGCCACGTTTTTTGGTTCGGGGTAGGCTTATTATACCCCACCTTTAGTTCTATCGCTAAACCGTTGTATTTATCGTTTGGCGAAAAAATCAAAATATCAGGTATTCCTGAAGTAACGCCAAGGTATTTCATTTTGTAGCGTTCAAACTTGCTACGCTTGCCCTCGTTCATTGGGTGGGTCATTACAGCTTTAGGGTATGCAGTCATAACGTAAAGCATTACTGCATGCTGCAAATGGTCCTCTTTGCCAAGGTATTTGTAATATGGGTTACGGTTAGGCACATTACAAAACTAGTCGAAATTTCCTTTGCTTTCGTACTCGGTTTTTAAAACGAAGCTGCTGGGTATTGAATACTCAACTCCGTACTCGCTTAAAATAGTACGCGCCTTTTCGAATTCTTCAGGCTCAAATACCATTACATTAACCTTTGAATTTTTATACTTTTCGCTAAAAACAATAGGGTCAAATTTCTGCGCTATATTACTTACAGCAGATTCAAACGTGCCGTATTTATCGGCTATTTGCTGCGTACTTAAAACGCTTTTATAATACGCCCTTGCTATATCGTATCTCGTTTTATCGTCAAATTTCTTTCTGCTCATAATATAATTATACCGTTATCGTTTGTTTCGTACCCATTGTAACCAAGGGCTATTCCTGTTTCTAAATAAAATTTCCAGTCCGCTAATGCTTGGCGATATGCCTTGCGTCCATTTTCAATATGTTCTTCGCTTAATACATAGCACATTACGCTATAAGGGTAAACGGTTTCGCATGTAATAAACACAAAGTTTTCTGCTGGAAAACCTAAGGCATCAGAATAAAACGCAGCTTGCAAATGATACCCCCATTTGTACACATCACGAATAAACGCCTTTGGACTATTATCTTGGCACGTTTTAGGGTCGCTAATGAAGTTCTGAACGCGGTTAATACAGTCAGGGCGAACGCGCACCTCAACGCCTTCAAACTCCAAATAGTGGCTTAATTCTATTTCGCCTTTTGTGTATTCAAGTGCTTGTTCATTCTTCTTAAAGTTTTCCAATATTCCCGTAATGGTCTTATAATCATCGGCATCTAAAAGCTGTTTGTTTTCTTCAGCAGATTGCTCTAAAAACTTTGCCTTTTGTTCTTTGCCTTCTTTTGTGCGCCCATCAAACTTAGGCATCACAATATAATCTTTATAAAACTGCTTCGGTTCTAATACCGCAGTATGCACCGCAGTTCCCAAACTCAAGCTGTCGCTTTCGTATGGTTTCTTGTTTAGGAAATGCCAAACTGACTTTTTCCAAATGTACTTTAGACCACTTGCGCTTATCGCATCGCTGCTGTGGTATTGTTTGTTGGGTTCAATTTTTGTAATCATAGCTTAACAAATTAGGACTAATAAACCGACTGAAATAAACAGGCTCGCAATACACATTACTGAACCCACTAAATATAGGGCTAACATAACGCCAAAACTTTTATTATTCATAACTAAAATCAATTTCTTGTTCTAAAAAATGTTCCTCAATAAAGTCAATTTCATAAGCTGGCACAATAGGCATCAAATCAACTTTAGCTGCATCGGTAGGCAACCATATTTTTAACAATTCAACTGAAGGCAAAATAGGCGGGTCAGTATAGCTGCCTTGTTGCCCAGCATCATAATTGTAATACACGTTTAATTCTACGTTGTTCAGGGTGTAAGTTTGTTCTATAATCATGTTATAAAAATTAAACCCCCCGAAGGGGGCTGGTTAATTACTTGGTATATAAAAATTCTTGTGGTATGTGTTTAGCACATTCGCTGCCTATTGGAAACCAACCCATATCCGCACTTTCGTTGTTATATTTATATTCGTCTGCAACGGCAAGCATTGTATTGCCTCCTTCTATAAGGTGAACTGAATACTTTTGGTTTTTTACTTCTTTACCACAACGGGCGCAAGGGTTAATGTTTCCACCTCTTTCAAGGTTTGCTTCGTAAGTTTCTGTTTCAATTAATTCAAGTGTTCTCATTGTTTGTTTGTTTTTTAATTCTTTAGCTAAATTAAAATTATTTTTTAATTCCACAAACAAAAAGCAAAAAAATTTTTAAAAAAAAACGCTACCCGTTAGAGTAGCGTATGGCTTTGTTTACTGGGAAAACGTCTTAAAAAGGTAAGTCATCTTCCTGTGTAGCTGGTGCAGCTTGTGCTGTTTCAGCTTGTTGCTGTGGCTTGTATTGGTCAATACTAACCGATAAGTCCTTACCGTATTGGTCAGGCTCTTGCTTGTCATTAATGTTTAGCTTAATGTACTTCTTGCCATTGTACTCAAAAATGTTGTCTTGTGGCAAATCACTAAGGCAAATACTAATGTTTCTAAACTCGCCGTATTGGCTGTTTATCTTTTTACCGTTACCTACATAAATTGTTTTTTTTGCTTCCATGTTTACTTCTGTTTTTGATTATTAAATTCTGCGTGAAATTCATTTAAAGCCTGTATCACTTCTTTGGCTGTTCCTTTTATTTTTACCGTTGTGTGGTCGCGAAACTTATAGCTTACCTCAACTTGTGTTCCTGTTGTTGTTGCTGGGTTCATAGCTTAAAGATTTTGCGTATTTCAGCACCATATTCTTTTTTCATTCTAAAACTTTTTAGAACCTTTTGCGCCTGTTCGGCTGTACCTTGTAACGTAGCGTGAAACTGCTGCTCGTTAAGCCAAGGTCTTGTATCTTCTTTTTGGTTATTTACCGCGTTGGTAACTTCGTCTGCTGAAGCTATTGCGGCATCAATACCAATACCAAGATAACCTAAGGCGCGACCTAATGCGCTGGTAAAACCGTTTTCTAAAAAGCTGGTCTTGTTAATGTAACTGCTATCGCGGTACTCTTGTGCGTGCGCCTCTGCCATTACATTGTTCTGCTCGTCTTTAATCGCAACTTTAAAAACGCCTTCTTTGTCGTTGAGTTCTACAACGGTTTCGTGAATTGACCAGCCAATAAAATCTTCGGCTGACGTGAAATACTTTAACCGCTCATTTACGGTAATGTAATCTGTTCCCTTAATGTTTACTGCTTTCATAGTTTTAAATGGTTATTTCAAATCCTAAATTCCGTAGCTTTTGAATATCGCCAACGGTTAAATGTCGCGGGTCATCTAACTTCTTTTTTAACGTAGGCATCGTAATGCCCATTTCGTCAGCCAACTCGCGTTTCAGCATTTTTTTCTGCTTCAGTTGTTCTTTAATTTCACTCATAGTTTACTGTTTTATAATGGCAAAAATAAAAAATAATTTTGGTTTTTAGCCCATAAATAAAAAATAATTTAAAAAAAACTCCCACCCAGCCCGAAAGCTAAAGTGGGAGTCCCAGCAAACAAAGGGAAGCGTTTTAGGTTACATCACCTAATTGTATTGTGGAAATTGTTACGTTACTGGATTGATTCGGTTCGTGAAACTCTACGTTGTAAACACCGCTTTTGGCATTGTACGTTAGGCGGTCAATTATACCAGCACTAACCGTAGCGAAATCATTAAACTGTATATCTATTTTGTGGTAAGGGTATAATATATCGTCAAAATCTTGTGCTACAACCGAACACGAATAACGGTTAATGTGCGCCCTGTTATCGTTTAGTATTTGCTGTGCAATAAGATAATTCAGCTTTGATTGACCCAACGTATAGCTTGGTGTTATAGCTGCGCTCTTTACATCGGTAAATTCTACAACTGGGTAAAAGAAGTCAAACTCGTATTTTAACTTTTTATTTTTTCTCGTTGAACCTGAAATAGCGTGTAACGTACGGATAGGCTCGTGGTAGTTCTTTACACTATATCGCCCTAAAAATACTTCGTCAAAATGTATTTTAGTTACGCCTCCAATGGTAGCTGTATCAATTACAGGCTCCCACATGATAATGCGGTAGCGAACGTAGCTGCTATTGGCTTGACCTGAAATGGTTTCTTTAATATCCACCCAAGTATTTTCCTGTGCATCAGCTTTATTAAATGGCAGCTTTGCTATTTGTGATTCAAGGGTATAAGATAACCATGCTACGCCAGTTGAATAATAATAGCTTGGGCTTGTACCGCTTTGGCTTGCACTTACCTCTTTTACTATTGAATAGTAAATAGTAGTATCGTTATTATCCGAACCTGTGTTTTCAATAAAGAAACTGGTAAAAAAATAAAAGTCAGTTCCTAATGGGTCATTCTCGTATTGGAAATCGCCTACGAAACCAGTATCAAATATCTTGTCGGTTGGCGTTCCGCTCGCAAGCATTTCTGTCGTTTTAACAGAATAGTTACCGCTCTTAACCCGTGAAGTTTTTATTGCGCTAAAGTCATCTGAATAATCAGCATTGACTAAAATACTTGGCTTTGTTTCAAAATTTGAATAAGGCGTAAGGTTTACAAAATCATCTGTTCTAATAAGCCCTACATCTACAAAATCAGTAGTGTAATTGTTACGGTTCATTACAACCTCAACTGCATCTATTGGCGTTTCGTAAACCACGCTTAAATCGTTTCCTACGGGCTTAAAATCTGTCGGTATAGTCTTAACTACACTTGGCGCAGTTGTGCCAACTAAACTGCCCGAAGTGCTGTATTCTTGAAAGCTGGGAGTATCGCCATAAGAAGAATTATTTGTTATGTACCAATAATCGTCAGCCTGAAATACTCGCGCATTAAACGCCTTTAATACGTTGCTCAAATATCCATCAACGGTTTCGCTTAAAAGCTGAAAGCTGCTACCGTATGGGAATAGCCATTGTAAATCTTCAAGTTCCGTAAAGCTATTTGTAATAAGTGGCTTATAGGGCTTTAATTGAAAATCGTTACTAATCTTTATACCTGAATTTGCTGGTAATAAATTTAGTATGCTGTTAAGGTGCTTTATAACGCTTGAACGCGGTTTTATTACTTCAGCGTTATCGGCAATACTAAGGCTTGCCAACATGCTTAAAAGGTCGGTAGCGATAAGAGTATAGCGTACGGGCGTAGAAGAAATATTTTGCTGAAACGTAGCGTTGTTTATATAACCTCGCCAATACTCAACAAGTGTACCTGAACCATTCTCAATAAAGAAACGAACCTGAAAAGCATCGGCAGTTGTTGCGCTTAATAGGTCGGTGATATTTACATTTTTAACGGCATCGCTTAA